ATAAGGAACAAGATAATTTTTAGGTAACTCTCTGGTCTGAATTTGAACATCAGCTAAAGCAACATCTCTTTTGTCTTCTGGGGATACTACTGCCCCTTTACCTGCTTCTATAACTTTATTTTTTTTAAAAAAACACATATTATTTTTGGCTAAATGAACTTATTATCATCCCAACGATAGATACAATCGCAGAAACAACAAGGCTTACTATAGTAGATACTTTTTTAGTAATTTGTTCTTGTCCTTCCACAAATCCTTTTTTTCTTGAGAGTTCTTTTTCAATGTAATCAAGTCTTTTATCGTGGTCGTTTAAAGAACCATTAGTTCTTTTTGTTTCAGTATATATTCCTCTTAATTGTCCCTTTAATACTCCCATCTCGCTATTAAGTTTTATCAATTCTTCCAGTATTTTATCCTCGTATTTCATACTAATAATTTTTATGTTCCCATCGTTATTAAAACATTGTTAGATTTTATTTAACCTTTTTTCTAAATATTCAACCTTACCGATTAATTCTTTTAATACACCTATTATTAAACCACTTAATTGAGAGATATTTACACTCCCGTCTTTCTGTATGTCATCTGGTAACCCCGATAAATCCCAGCTGTTTCTTCCTTTTTGTCCTTTAACCCCTATATTTTTAACCATCTCAATATCAGGATGTGTATCATATGAACCGACTGTTCCATCACTACTGAATATGCTTTGTGCATATAACCTATCCCAAGCCCTGTTGCTATAACCGATACTCCCTGTCTCATGAGTTTTAGGAATAATATCATATTCATTAGTTATTCCTATATCAATCTTATCCATATCAATTCCTGCCACATATAATTCTCCATCTTGATTAAGGTTGGCTATCATGCTGTTATAAGCATTATTATACCAATAAAAATCATTGGTAGTTCCAGCGATAAAAACAAAATCATTATCACTATCAATAGTTATTCCTCCATATTTTGTATCGCTTCCTGTGGAATCCTGAATAAAGAAAGAATTATCATTTTCTATATAAATATCACTACCATTTTCCACAAATAAACCACCATTGCCAGCCGTTGTTCCCCTTAGTCTCGCTTTCAAAGCCCCTCCTTTATAAAAATCAAGATAATCACCATTATTAAGAACAATCCTATTATTTCCAATGGAACTTTGAACATCAATTCCCGATAGGACTCCAGCATCAATGTCATAAGCATTTAAACTTCCTCTGATAGTAACATCTTGAAATTCTGCACTACCATTATTGTCTATCTTCCAACCAGTAGAACCTGCCGAATAATTATTTGATTTTATCGAACCACCTGAAGTAAGATTCATTTTAACATTTAAGTTTCCAACAGTTAATTTCCCGATACTTAAATCAACTATTTTGGCATTTTTTATCGTAGCATCTTCTATTTTTGCATTAGTTATTGCTCCATTCTTTATATCAGCATTCTCAACCTCTACATTGCTAATATAGCTCCACCCCACATCTGAACCAGCTCCAGCAACTAAGCTCCCACTTATTGTTACATTTGAAGCTGTTAAATTACCACTCGTATCCAATTCAGTGTTTTGTGCTTTCCAAGATAAGTTAGTCCCATCAAACTTTAAATATTTACTTGAACCATTTCCTATGTATGCTCTGGGATTACCTGAGTTGTAATCAAGTTGAACACCATCACTTCCAAATGTTGTATTCTTTATTGATATCTTTGTCTGTAAACTTATTTCCTCTCCTGTTATTGTCCCAGCAAGAATTTCTGTAGCAGTTATTGTGTTAGCAGCGATTTCATTCGCAGTTATTGTGTTAGATGCTATATCATCAGCAGTAATAAAAATACCATCTGCTTCTTGTCCTCCAAAAACTTTAAACCTTGCTTTTTTAGCTGTTTCAGGATTATGTTTAGCAACGACAACCAATATTCTATTATCACCTACCGAATCAGCATAATCTGTAGAGGTTTGTAATTCTGTCATTGATACATTGGCATCCAAATAAATATAAGTAACAGCACTTAAATCCAAAGAACCAGATGAGATATTATATGTTGTTCCATCTGCCAATTTAATAGTCCCCGAATCCCAAGCAAGAGTATTATAGTCACTCGCAGAAAAAATTAGGTCATGTGACCACCCTCTTGCAGATATAGATAACTTGCCCGAACCTACATCGTTATGGTCAATCGGGTCTGACTCTATATGGCTATCCAAGCTATCCATTACTCCACTTATGCTTATGCTCTCTCCTCTTTGAAAACTATTAAAGGATAAAACCCTTTCTTTCTTTAATCTTACCTCATGATGAAATACAAAAGGGCTTTTTGGCTCACTTATTATTTCATAAATAATAAAATAATCATCTATTCCTCTTAATGTTGATTCAACATGTATTTTTTCCCCAACTTCTAATCCTGTCTTTTTGGTTATAAAAATCCCTTCTTCAGTAGGGTCTTTCCATGCAGAGATATAACTATCTGCTAATTGCTGAGCTTCATCGGTAGTCTTAATTGAGTGATTTTTTATATAATACTCATGCTGTCCATAAGAAGAAATAGAAGTAGCATCGCTTGAAGTAACTATAAAAGGGTCAACAGTATCTTCTGCTTTTCCCTCTATCGTTACATAGTTTTTAATATCATTATAGTTTGTTTCTATCTCTAAAGAATCATAAAAATAATTTCCATTTGTATCTGTAATTCCCCAAGAAGCAGATACACTTCCTCTTTCAAAGAAATGAATGTCCTTGTCTGCATCAACATAAAAATCATAATTCACTTGGTCTGCCAGTTTTCTTATTGCTTCAGCACCTCTTACATTTTCAAAACTAACAGAATCAATAGTTAAAGGACAATCCACATTGTCTGTTGTAAAGTCACTAAAATAATTAGAAACCAAGTCATCAATGATATTATTCACAGTATCGCTGACATAATCTTCATTAATCAACACCCTGCTCATCTGTAAAGAATAGTCAACTACCTGAACATCGTATCTATATTTTCCCCCTCTTGTTATTGTTTCTTTTACATTTTCTACTATCCCCCCAAGCAAGGACGAACTATCTTCCTCAATTAAAACATCTTGATTAACAGTAGGGGTAGGCATAGAAGAAGTTCCTATCATTATAAAACTACAACGAGAAACATCTTCTGTTGTTCTTCTTTTTACTCTTAGATTACCTATCTTTCCAAATTGAATGTATTCACTTACATCGGTAGAATCTACCTTTACTTTTATACTCATACTTTATATCCACTTTTATAATTCTTAAAGATAAGGTCTGCCAACCTTTCTGCTACATCTCTTTCTCCAATTCCATAAATAGGAGCATTAACATTAACAACTATTTGATTACCTAATCCACCAGACCTTTTTAGAGGAATTACTGCCTCAGCACCATTTTCTCCAACCATTCCCATTACAGGCTTTTTAGCTATTCCTCCTTCAGCAAATGGCTGAACTTCTGTCCAATGTCTATCTCTTTTTTGTCCTGATTCAAACTCTTCACGAGATATTTCTGTCCACTCGTGTCCCTCACTTCCCCATTTCTTTCCTACATTTCCCATCCCTTTATCAATATTCCCGAACAAATTATCCCACCATCCTTTAATATCTTCTATAAGATTATAGAAGAAAGTTCCTACTGGCTCCAATTTATCAGCAATTTTTTCTGCTAATGGCTTAAACTCTTCTGCAATAGGGTCAACGATATTTTCACCTATCCATCCTGCCCACTTTTCAACTCCTTTCCAAAAAGTTTCCCAATGTTTCTTCATGATAGGGAATATGGTCTTCCAATTTTTAACTAACAACCAAGCCACAATAATAATAATTCCAATTGCGATAGCAAATAATACGAACTTTGCGATACCAAAAACAATCACACTTCCAATTATTCCCTTAAGAGTAAGAAAGGCCTCACCACTTACTAAAAATATAACCAGATTTTTTATCTTAGACAATAAGGATATAACTTTCCCTAAAGCAAGTCCAGCAATACCTATCGTGGCTAAAGCTCCCGATACAACGAGTATCCCTGCTGTAATTTTTTCAACAGCTTCAGGATTCTTTTCTGCCCAATCGGAAAAGGTCTTGATCAGTGGCAAAACATATTTTTGTAATAAATCATCAACAATAGGAAGAAACACCTCCCCAAGTGTTCTCTTAATATCTTTAAATGTGGCACCCAGTTCTTGTTGTCTTCTTATAAAAGAATCTTGATTATCTTCAAATCCCGATATAGCATCGGCAGATTGGTTAGTCATCTGAACCATCAATGCCTGAGCCCTAACTGCTGATAATATCTCTGGCTCTAAATCTCTAAATGTTTGCCCCTCTTCAATAAGCCCTTCTTTTAAAGCAGTAGCTTCTAATGCTGTTTCTCTCGCATCAATACCAAATCTTCTTAGTGGCTCAGAAGAACCTACAAATCCAGATTTCATTGCCTCTAATACTTCTGTGGGGTCAGCATCATTGAATGCTGCGATTTTATTCGCTAAATCCAAAGCCCCTTTAGTTAATCCTTGTGCCTCATCTCTTGCCAGTCCCATAGGAATTAACAAGTCCTGTAAATCGGCAGCCATTCTGGCTATTTCATGTGTAGCAGTAGGCATCTCTTCTCTTATATCTTCTACAAAACCCCTCATGTTGTCAGCCCCTTCTCCAAAAACTGTATTAAACTTATTCCAAGTTCCTTCTGCTTTGGCTGCCTCCTGCATAGCAGAATTAACACCCACAGCTACTCCTGCAAATGCTGTCGTTCCCACCATTGCCATCTTCTTAAAACTTGCCTGATTTTTTTGAATTACACCATTAAGCCCTTTTAATTGCTTAGAAGCATTATCCTTTAATGTTGTAACTATTTGTAACTCTCTACTTGTTGACATTTTTTATTTGATTATTTTCCAACTTTCTCCTAAGAGTTAATATCTGCCAGTAATATAGTATGTAATCACTTCTTTGTTCCATCATCTCTTTAGGAGTCCATCCATACTCTTTAGAAAAAGTCTCCATCATTAAAATTAAATCAGGAGACTTTTTCCCTTTCAACTGCCTTTCTAAGTCAGAATCTCTTAATCTTTTTTTTTATTCAAGCTGTCTATTGTGTTATACAACTTATCCCCATCCTTACTTGTTAAACTATCTACCCACTCTTTGCTGAACTTTATAACTTCCCCTTTGTCGTTCTTTATCTCGCTGATATAACTATCAAGCAATTTATATTTCTGCTTTCTTACTACACTCATATCAAAAGACTTCAACCCAGAATCGCTGACCTCAGCCCCCTTTATAATCTCATCTTCTATATCCAATTGTTCTCCCCAGCTCAAGGATTCTTTAATAGAAACCTCAAACTCCTGATTTTTTATGTTATTGACTTTTATTTTTTTCATCTTAAGCAGTTGGAGCAACACTATACTCCTCTGTTCCATTTACTAAGTCAACTTGACTTTGTTGACTATCCGAAGTGTTATAAAATGCTTTGAAACTAACTGATTCTGTAACAACTTCATCATTTTCAGAACTCTTAGTCCAGTCAGTTACCATAACTTTATTGAATAACACTTCTATTTTGGGCTTATTGCCTGAACCCAAGTCCTCTGTTCCTTCAATTGTTATTCTTACATACTTTGATTCATCATCTCTGAATAAATCTTTCCAAGTGGTATCTGTAAAGTTTTTAGTAAAAGAACCTTCAATGCTAAACCTTCCATTAAAAATGTCTTGTGGAGTATATTGCCCTAAGACATAATCAATCATAGTTCCAGCATCCCAAGTAATAGTCACATCTTTTATCTCTTCGGCATCAGCAGAATCTAACTCACCCTCTGTATCAGCAACCTTAATCGTAATATCTTTTCCTACGAAATCATATTCTGTATCATAGGAAGGAGTGTCAGAATTCTCTGTTGCTTCCCTTGCTTGAAAGTTTGCTGTCATTCTTACCAAATCATCTGTCGTGGCATTTATTTCAAGATTTTGAATCATGCCTGTATCGTAGACATTTTGAGCAACAGAACCATCTTTAACAAAAACCGATAAAGAAGGATGCTGTATTGACTGCTCGTTAGAAAATGTATGCTCATAAGCACTTCCCCCTGCACTGGCAGAAGAAACGGTCCCATATAGATTGTAAAAGATATACCCAATCATATCTGCCTGAACAGTTGATTCTATTTCTCCTTCACACCACTTTCTTGTGATGACTCTTCCTTCAGAATCTTCCAAAACCCCTCTAGTATTGTCATCGGTAGCATGTTCAGCTCTTACACTGATATTAGCAGATGCTCTTTTAATCCATTTTTCTGCTGATGTTTGTGGAGTTCCTCTTGTATCTTCAACAGCAACCCCAACCTCTAATTCTCTTCCAATTATTTCACTCATGATTTTTTAATTATTTGTTAAGACCTTTATTTCTAAATCTAATTCTGCATAAGCAGTTTTAGCATCTTGTGTTAAATCTGTTCCCCATAAACCACTATCCATTTTAATCCAACATCTATGCCCATCAATAGTTCCTCCATTCCAGTCCTCATCAAATTGTTCAACTATATCATCAACAACATCGGGAAGGATATCTCCAAAAGCATCCTCCATTGACTTGCTTTCTGCACTTACTATCACCCACATTGTAAATCTATAAACCTTAAAGTTTTCCGATACACTCTCAAAACTATTTTCAAAAGTAGAGGGTATAAATATAACTGCAGGATACCCTTCTAACTTAGTTTCTGGGTATTCATAAATCTTTGATATCTTATCAACTTTTTCCAATGTAGTATCTATTTTGTCTATTAATGTTGAATACATATTATTTTTCTATTATTTTCCCAAATCTCTAACTACTGCTTCCAAAAACTTTCTTGCAATTAAATCTATTTTATTTTTTCTTGATTTTATTGCATGGTCTAACCAAGGTCTTGCTTCCATTTTATAAGTTCCTTCGTGGACATGAACTCCATAAGGGGCTTTTTTCTGATTCACCCAAATCCTTGCTTCATATGGCTTAATCCTTTTTCTGTGTGCTTCCCTTAGATTAGTCGTATCAACTGGGGACCCTCCTCCTGTTCCTCCTATCCTCCATGGATTTCTTATAATTGAAGACAATAACTGAGCATTTATTCTTGCGAAAGCCTTACTCGCTTCAATCTTTACTCTATTAGGATTTCTATCAATTGCTCTTCTTAGCCCCCTGACATCTCTTTCTCTAAAAGTTATTCCTAATTTATTCTTCATCTTTTATTGCTATAAGTTTTATGTGCTGATTAAACCCCTCTTCAAACTTAGTTACTGCTTTTACCGAAAATGTTTCACTTGTGTCATCTCTTGTTAAAGTGTCTCCATTTTCCACATCTGTATCGCTTCCACACCAGATATTAAATACTCCCCCATAACTCATTCCTAATTGTTCTGCTTGTTCTTCTGTTGCTTTTTGTATCTGCCCACTGAAACTTCCAACTTCTGAAAAGGTTGATTTGTTATCTGTCCATGACTGCCTTTTAACTGTAAAATCTTTTTTAAAAAACCTACTTATATTTTTCATAACTGATAAGATTTATACTTTTCTAAAATTTCCAATGCTCTAATGTAATCACTTTTTTCTTTTTCACTCTTATAACTGACTGAATAATCCCCTATCTTTTCGCTTGAAATGTCTCCTTTTGTAACATTTGTTTTATTTATTATTCCATTTACAAAAACTGTAGTAGCAAACTCAATATCTTTTGGAACTTCCTCTGAATATCCCCATTTAGCAGTTATTCTATGATTTTTAAGTCCCTTGTTCCACAGAGAACCTCTTAAGTGTATCATGTCAATCGGTAATCCCTTTTCTGAATAGTTTTCTGGTAGTAAGTAATATCCCCCTGCTACCTCTTCATCAATCTCCCTAAAACTATCTCCATAAGAGTTATTTCCTTTTTCTACTTTTGTAACACTTATACAATCATCAATCGGTAAGTTTCTTGAGCCATTGCCATTAAATAATCTTTCACTTGCAGATGTGTCTGCTATAAAATTTCTCCCCGTTACTTTATCAATATAATTTTCTATTGCCTCAATCCAAGTATCTATCTGGTCATTAAAAGAAATATCAATTTCAGTTAAAGTGTAATTTTCTATTTTTGTTTTTGTTGTATATCCTTTCATTTTTTAATCTCCACATTTATTATAAGGACTTGTTTTTCTTATATTATAAGGACTTGTTTTTCTTATATTATAAGGACTTGTTTTTCTTGAATAAGTATTACTCCTCTGACTCACCAAAATCATTTACTATTATTTTATGAATAACATCTATTGCTTCTTCACTTAATGCCTCATCTGTTATTACTGCTTTTATTATTGCATTTATATTACTCCCCAATATTCTTAAAACTTCAACACCTGCCCCCGAATCCTCAATCATTAATCTTGCTTTGACAGACAAACTTTCTTGTCCTTCAGAAGAATCTTGTTTAACCACTTTGGCGAGAATATTTAAAAATTCTGTTCCAACTGAAGTATCCTCTACTGAAACACTTTTAAATGCTCTCACCAACTCACTTCCAAGACCAGAATCAATGCTATAAACATTAGCAATGATATTAATAGTTTCTTCTGTTACTCCATTATCTCTCACAATCCTTTTTATCGCTAAAGAAATAATCTCATTTCCTAATCCCTCATCTTGTGTAGCAATTGTGTTTAATATGTTTATTGCCTCAGAACTATTCGCATTATCTCCTATTCCTATCTCTACGAGTAAAGATAATGCTTCACTTCCTACTAATGAATCGCTTAAAGCCACTTTAGCAAGAACATTTACAACATCTGACCCCGATGAACTATCTTCTCTTGATACTTTATTCAAAGCATCAACTGCTTCCACTCCTGTAGAACTATCTGCTATTGCTATCTCTCCCAGAATCTTTATTGCTTCACTGCTTAAAGATGTTTCTGCTATCGCTATTTTAGATAAAATACTAACAACTTCACTTCCCAGAGAGGAATCGCTTATTACTATATTTCTTAATATGTTAAGGGCTTCACTACTTCCAGCAGAATCACTCATTGCTATTTTTCCCAATACACCAATAATCTCACTACCTTCCCCTGTATCCTTCAAAGCAATCTTTGATAATAGGTTAATTATCTCGCTTCCACTCCCACTTTCTTCTGCTAAAACATTTGATAATAATCTTAAAAGTTCATTTCCACTCCCTGTGTCTATCTTTAATATTGTTCCTCCCATAAGCAAAGAATCCAATCCCGAACCATTTTCAGATAATCCTACTAAAGACCTGACAGACAAGTTTTCTCCCCCCGAACCACTCTCAAATATATCTCTTAAATAAATCCTTCCATTAACCTCAATCTTGTTTAGTGTATATCCATTAAACATTTTACTTTTCTTTATTGCCTTTTTGCTTTTCCTCTTTAGGTTCTTTACTTGCTTCCTCTATCTCTTTGAACTCTTCTTGTATTTCTTTTTGTTCTTTTTGTAATTCAACCATTAAGTTGAAAATCTGTTGCAAGGTTTTGTTGTTTTTCTCTTGTATCTTGTTTGCTAACTTTTCTTTTTGTTTTTTAAAGTATTCCATTTTTGTTTAATAATGTTTTGACCTTTTAAAATACTGTTTTAGTTATTTCCATATTATTTTTCTAAATCTTCTACTCTCT